TGTGGCAGCAAGTAACCCAGCCAGCTTCTCAGGTGGTAATGGTACAGGTGCAGCCGCAACTATTACTTATGGTGTTAGTGGTGTTGTGATTGATGATCCGGGTTCAGGCTATGTCAATGCAGCAGATGCTTCTATCACATTCAGTGGTGGTGCAGCAGCAGCTACTAGCGTGATGACCACAGATGATTCTACATATCCTTATACACGTGATTTCTTCAATGCTATCCGCATCTCAGCTTATCTATCAGCAGCAGACGGTGGATCGAGCGCAGTAGAGAGTGATATCGTCAAGCAGAAGCACACCCGTCGTTTCAAAGTAAAGAACGCACAGGGATCAGGTGTAGTCAGCTTAGTAGCAGCAAGCCCAGCAGCAGGTGAAGCTACTATCATAGCGACTGATTCTAGCGGTAAGACATATTATGTCACTAAGTTGACTAGGCATCTAGCAACATTGACACCATATGGTGCGTCAGGACATGAGTTCCCATTAGATGCTGGTGGAAATCAGCAATCTGTGAACTGGACATTCGATGCACCTAGTTCAGGAAGTACTGTACAAGTACAGAACTCTTAATAGTAGTATGTAACAACGAAAAAGGCGACTCAGGTCGCCTTTTTTATTAACTTCTCTAACTTATCTTGCACTACATCGAAGTTGACTGTGTTGAACAATCCAGGATGTAATGGCTTAGGATACTGTCCATTACTGACCCAAGCATATCCACAGTGTTCATCGTTCAATACAGGGATGAATTCGTTATCGACTTTGCAGAAGAAAGTGTGATATGTGAATGTGTTGTTGATGAATTTCTGTATGGGGACTAGTTTAGCGGTGTTGGGGAAATATGATATCTCTTCCATGCACTCGCGCTCTAGACCTTCAGATAATGTCTCGCCTTCTTCTATCCTACCACCGGGAATACCCCAGTTACCTGAATTGCGTGGATCGTTCCTGAGCAAGAATAAGAATCTCTTGGTATCTAACGCATAGAAGAATATGCCAGCTGATTTATTGTCCTTCATACTATGATTTATCATCATAGATGACAGCAGTTAAATTACGATAGAGTAATCACCTTGATCATAGAAGCCTTCGTATGACTTGACCCACACGTTATTCGTGTAGCGATACTGTATACCCGTAGTGAGATTAGTGACATATTCAGTGGAAGATATATTAGCTGAATCGAAATCTACTATCCAATCAGTACCATCAAACTCTATGATATCATTAGCATTAGCGACAACATTTCCCCATGCGATAGAATGTTCTGTGTCACCTGCACTACCTATAGGTTCTACCAACAAGTATCTCTGCCCTGCTGTAGCAGAAGGTAGTCCATGATCTGGGCCTTTAGCCTGTGGATTTATCACGCTATCTACTGCCGTCAACGTGTTCTGTGGTAGTGTATCAGGATCGATCTCATATATCAACAATCTATCATCGTTTGGATTGAATGCGATAGTACCCACTATATCTGATTCCATGTGTGGATTCTGTAACCATATCTGCGACACGCCCGGTCTCACCGTGCCATATACTCCTAAGACAGCAGACCAGAATAATCTATCATCTTTGAATTCGGGAGGGTCTAGCGAGTCATTGCTAGGGATGAAAGTCTCATTGGCGGGTAATATCTGTAACGCATTGCCCAACAACAATACTTTGTAACCATATGGTGTGATCTTCTCTCTAGTACCCAATAATAGATCATCGTCTTTCATATCAGTCAGTGCATTACCTTGGAATATGCTAGCGATGATCTTGTGTACGACACCCAATTTCTTGATCTTAGCAGGGCTGCTCAACCATATAGGCATATAGAACTTCCAAGTCAATACTTCGATGGCATTGGTAGTTCCTGTAGGGATGCTGCGAGAACTGAATGTGATACCATCTTGGTATACTACGCTCAAGCTAGTCCAGTCTATGAAGTTATCAGTGCTCTGTAATTCCATTGCTGGATTGAACAACACACCTATCTGCTCTATCAATTCTAGTTTCTGCTGATAGTTAGTAGTCCAGAAGTCTACAGTGATGCTCAACTTATAAGGTACAGGCATGATACGCTCTACAGTGAATGCTTGTCCTTGCACTGATTCATATGTTCCTGTGTCCTGATTGAACTGTCTCTGGCGAACGTGCAGTTTATCTAAGAAGTATGGGTCTTGCGTCCTAGTCTGGTCATAGTCTAATCCACTGACATAATACGTGATCATGGGAGCACTGGGCAGGCTGCTAGGGCTATTGTTAGCCAATACTGCTTGCGCCATGCGGCTTCCGTCGCCATACTGCACAGGTACGCGCACTAATATATCGTTGCCAGCAGGGTCTTTGCCTTTGGTCACTTGCCAATCACTGAAGATACGTGCGAACTGTATCAAGAATCTGCGTATCTGACTATCGTAAAAATATGAAGCCATCGTGTTCCTTAATCGGGTTGAATTTTGAGAATAGTAGAGAGGGCCTGTCTCTCTGGTGTAGTCGTGCCATCTGTGAGCACAGTGACGTTGCTATTGTTGATGAATGTCGCTTTCTGTGATTGATCGTCATCACCCAATGCCACACCAGTACGTACATTCTCGCTGATCTTGATCCATAGATTTCCGTCCCAGCGGAACAGTTGTTGTGGTAGATAATCTGTGCGTAAGAAGTAGTCGCCTAGTCTAGGACTTGCAGGGAACGTGATTCCTGCACCAGTAGGTAATCCATTCGGTGCTTCGGCTGTTCCGACCAAGTAACCATCTGTGTAACCAAACGATCTAGGACTTGACCTGGCGATGAAGTTGAATCGTGGATCAGCATCAGCACGATAGTCCATGACATCTTGTATGATAGTACCAGTGAATCCTTCTTGTGTTGGATCTTGATCGGCTGCTGAGAATGTATTATCTGATGTACCATATGGACCATCTACTGATCCAGACATAGATAATGATAAAGCCATCTTACCTTTTACTGGACCTGAACCTGAATCTGTGCGATCAGGTTTCATGCGGGTCATCTTGATGTTTACTTTTTTGGATGAACCGAATGCTGATGGATCACTGTCAGCAGTCATATCCCATATGCTCTTTAACGCTTCCTGTGTGACACGTACCACAGGTGCCGCACGTTTATAACCGGGACTAGAGAACATCTGGAACGTACCTACTGGTATACCTTTCTTGTGTACGATGTTTACTGGGCTAGCAGGTTCATCATTCTGATCGGTAGGAACGACATATAACTGACTACGATCATATCCTGACTTGGGAACGAGCCTTGCAGCCTCTGCTATGGCAGCATCGTTGATCTCGATGTTCTTGTTGTATCTGCTTATCAAGTCTTTTAAGTTGCTAGCCGTATCAAGCTCCCAATAATTGGTATCTGTGCATGGTGTTCCTGCAGGTACTGTGTCTATTGCGATGTATGTCTTGTCGCCATATGTCACTGTGTATCCTGGGGGATATGAAGTAGTATCACTCCAATCACCTAAGTATGTATCCTTATTAATAGGCTTGTCTAAAATATTAGAGAACTCTTGGCTATCTACTAATGGTTCGCACTTGACGCGCCATAGATGTGGATACCATGTGGGTGTGAATCCTTCGCTAGCGAAATTACCATCTGTGACTTGATAGTATCTACGCAGACCTATAGGGATAGTCTCATTCAGTGGATGATAATCTGTGAGATGCGGTAGTTCTAATACGTCACCTACCATCAATTTACGTCCTATCAATTCTATCATCTCATTATAATGCACTACGATGAATATGATATCGTTGTTTAAGAACAATCCGAACTGGCTCAGGTCGAAGTCTAAGTTCTGTACCGAGTAATGTCCACGCAATCTATAGATATCTGGAGCATATTTCCTATCTCTGTTTTCTAGGAACAATAGGTCCTGTATCTTCGTGGGATCTAATGAATCGTAATGTGGTTGGGTCTGATCTACTGTCGTAGTCTGGTTATCCTGTACACCTAGGTATTTGTGTACATAGAGGTCCGTTCCACCAATATATAATTGTTCTCTGATATTTCGGTCAAAGAATTTGTAATCTCGCGTTTTTTCTGGGCGGTATAATGAGAGTCTAGGCATAGTTCTATTATTTATCGCAGGATTGGAACACTAGTATTACTCTAGCGGTTGACAAATATTGGGTACGATGATATAATGCTAAGTATTACTCATACCCTAGGAGTCTAGTATGGCCCGTAAATCTAAGACAGCAGATCATTTCGTCAAGGCACTGAATCCACGTGATTCTAATCCCCATTCGGGAGAAGAGCCGTTTTTCGGGGTGCAGCCTAATCCAGACTTCAGGACTAGCGCATTGGCTAAAGGATTCAGCTGGTACAATACTTACTATGGTAAGAAAGAAGCCAAAGAGTTATTGACTGGATATCTGGAACATAATGACCGCGCACAGGATGCTAAACTTGTGCGTAAGGTAGCTGATGGCGAGATCAGCATGACGATGGGTTGGCTAGCACGTATGACATTGCGTGGTCTAGAATTGAATGAACCTGAGCAGATCCGATTGAACGAGCATATCAAACACTTGATCAAAACACTCGATGACACCGAAGTGAAATCGTCACAGACTGGTGGAAAAGCGAAAGTCAAGGTCGATAAAGAGGAAGTCAACAATCGACCCAACATCCAAGAGATCATGCGCGAGAAAGCTAGCCTCGCAGCAGGTGAGTTGGAAGGTATGTTCGATGACTATATCAAAGAGGGCGCGAAAACTAATCATAAGTTCCGCCCTATGGATGAGTTGACACGTGCTAACATCATGCCGCAGCATGTCAATATCGTCACTGATGCTTGGAAAATGAAACTATCTGAGTTCGAGGAACTGCAAGAAGGTCAAGACAAGCAGTTGAACGAGGCTTATTCACACTTGTCTAAGCAGCAGGTCAAGAACATCATCAAATTCATCGAACAGGTCTTGGGTGATTGCAATAGCTACATCACCATCAAGAAAACATCTAAGACTCCGCGCAAGCGCAAGCCAGTACCAGTCGAGAAACTTGTGCGTAACCTCAAGTATCTCAAGGAATTCAAAGATGCGTCACAGAAGTTGGATCTGATCAGCATCCATCCTACTAAGATACATGGTGCTACAGAAGCGTGGGTCTATGATACTGCTAAACGCAAACTGCATCATTATGTCGCAGACGAGTATAGCAAGTGCTTCACTGTCAAGGGCAATACATTGCTCGGTTTCGATTCTAAAGAGAGCGAGATCAAGACGTTGCGTAAGCCAGCAGAGCAATTGAAAGAGGTAATGGGAAGCAAGCCCGCGGCACGTAAGTATTTCAACAGTATCAAAGCGGTAGCGACTACTCCCAAAGGTCGTTTTAATTCTGACATGATTATTTTAAAGGCATTCTAATGAATATTGATCTTAATAAGTATAGCGAATTCGTAGAGACGGTGACGAGCAAACCGTCAAATGATCTGACCACATTTATTAATCGGTTAGACGAGTTAGACGCTGCGTATTTCGATACCGAAACAGACACACATGGACCAGATATCAATGTACCACTGTTGCTCACTGCATGCTTTGGGCTTGCAGCGGAGTCAGGTGAGTTCATCGAGGTCAGTAAAAAGATTTTCTTTCAGGGCAAGCCCCTGACAGAGGATGAAGTATTTCACATGAAACGAGAATTAGGCGATGTGATGTGGTATTGGGTCAATGCTTGTCGAGCATTGAATCTTGACCCGAACGATGTCATCGCTGAAAACGTCAACAAACTCAAAGCCCGATACCCGGGAGGGGAATTTGACCCGTACTATTCGGAAAATAGGAAACAAGGAGATTTATAATGAGTACTATCGAGCAGATCAAAGCAGCAATCGAAGCATGGGAAGCAGAAGATACTAAATTCGAGAAGGGCAATAACGCAGCCGGAACACGTGCCCGCAAAGCCCTCGGTGAATTAGGTAAACTGATCAAAGTCCGTCGCAACGAGATCACCGCAGAGAAGAACGCACGTAAAGAAGCAAAGCAATAACGTCATTGACAGTTCTCCGTATAAATACAATATACGGAGAACACAATGGCTACCCTAGTATCACCAACCCTAGACCGACTCAAAGAAGATTTATTCCGCAGTCTGAGATTGCGTATGGGTGAGGGTCTTGTAGATGTAGAATTAGACCCTGAGCATTACGAAGCGGCATATCAGTATGCTATCAAAGTATATCGTCAGAGGGCACAGAACGCCACTGAAGAAGCATACACACTGATGGAGATCACTAACCATCAGAATGTCTATACATTACCCAAAGAATTCATCAACGTCAGACAAGTGTTCCGCAGGACTATAGGTCTAGAGACTGGACCTGCTGCCAGCAGTTTCGACCCGTTCAGCAGCGCGATATTGAACACGTATCTATTGAACTACAATTACGCAGGTGGATTGGCCACATACGATATGTATGCTGGATACATCGAATTAGCAGCTAGGATGTTTGGTGGATATCTGATGTTCACGTTCAATCCAGTATCTAAAGAGATCAAACTAGTGCGCGATCCAAAAGCTACTGGGGAGAAGATATTGATCTGGGCCGACATTCAGAAACCAGAGTCCACACTATTGCAAGATCCGGGCGCTGGCGTATGGATCGGTGATTGGACACTCAGCCAATTGAAGATGACATTAGGCGAAGCACGTGAGAAGTTCGGTCAGATCGCAGGTCCTAGCGGTGGTACTACATTGAATGGTACTACATTGAAGACGGAAGCCAAAGAGATGCAAGCTATGTTGATCGAAGACCTAAAACGCTACGTAGATTACAGCCAACCATTGACTTGGGTACAAGGGTAAACTGATCTATTGACATATCTATCGTACTATATTATACTCTCTGAATAGGAGATTATATGATAGTAGGAGTCACAGGTCTTATCGGTAGCGGCAAAGACACTATTGCCAATTACCTCACAACATTTCATGGATTCAAAAAAGTCAGTTTTGCAGGTAGCCTCAAGGATGCCGTCGCTGCGGTATTCAACTGGGATCGGGAACTATTAGAAGGTACCACATCGACCAGCCGTGAATGGCGGGAACAGGTCGATCCTTGGTGGGCGAAGCGTCTGGATATGCCACATCTCACCCCACGCTGGATACTACAGTACTGGGGAACAGAAGTCTGTCGAAAAGGGTTTCACAACGATGTGTGGGTAGCAAGCCTAGAGAATCGCATACTCAACTCCAAAGACAACATCGTAGTGACAGACTGCAGGTTCGCTAACGAAGTCAAAGCATTGAAGAATGCAGGGGCGATCACTGTCAGGGTGCATAGGGGAACAGAACCAGAATGGGTAGCACTAGCCAAGACCAATATAGATGAATTCTTGTCTAAGTACCCAGATATACATGCTAGCGAGTACAGTAGCGTGGGATTGAATTATGATTTCCATATCGATAATAACGGCACGATTGATGACCTGCATAAATCCATAGAGAACATCATCAATCCACCTCTAGATCGCCACGTTTCCAATTGACATCTTTGCGTTTCACGACCTCGACACAGTTCAGACACACTGTTCTGAGGTTTATGAATTTGGTATTCTCTAAGTTACCATCTATGTGAAACACTGTAGTCTGTGTAGGATACACGCTCTTGAAGCCACATACATCACATGTGGCTTTTTTCTTATATCCGCTCTTCTGCCATGACGCGACCCTAGGCTTCAGTTTATTAGTCTTGCGTCCACACTCATCACACTTGCTCCTATAGTGTGTGACACCATCTCGCTTATAATTCACAGCGCATAAGTTCTTATTGCATGTCTTGCATATAGGTCTCATCATGTATTTAGTCACGGAAACCTTCGAAGGTACGGTTGTTTAGCCGTTTTTCGATATATTTGCTAAATATAATTACGATCTCAGGGAGTTAACCCTCACAATCATAACATAAAAAGGAAATTATTATGGCACTAGTGTCCCCAGGCGTAGAAGTAAACATTGTTGACCAAAGTCAATATTTACCAGCTGCCTCAAGTTCAGTTCCGTTGCTGCTCATAGCAACTGCACAAAGCAAGGCCAATGCTGCAGGTACAGCGGTAGCTGCTGCAACTACCAAAGCCAATGCTAACAAGTTATATCAGGTTACGAGTCAACGTGACCTTGTCAATCTATATGGTAATCCATTCTTCTACAAGACCACGAACGGTACTCCAATCCATGGTTACGAGTTGAACGAGTACGGATTATTAGCTGCCTACTCATTGTTAGGCACTACTAATCGTTGCTATATCTTACGTGCAGACGTAGACTTAGCAGGATTCGTAGGAACACTATCACGTCCAACTGGTGAAGCCACTGATGGTCAGTACTGGTTAGATACTACAAACACTTCATGGGGTATCCATGAGTTCAATGCTACTACTGGTGTATTCACAAAAATGACACCAATCGTGATCATGGATGCTGCTGAATTGAGCGGTGGCAAGCCTAAGTTCACAGTAGGTAATGTAGGTGATTATGCTGTGTTCACTAGTCCTGCTGCAGGAGTAGATTTGTTGCAAGAGACTGCTACTTATTTCTATAAGACCAAGAATAACGAGTGGCAAGTATTGGGTAGCCCAGAATGGCGCAAGACTATTCCAATGGTCTCTGGTACAGAATCTAATCCAATATTGGTCGCAGGTCATTCATTCGACATAACTGTTTATGGTTCCGCAGATATCCCTGGATATAATTATATAACTCCTACTGCATACACTATCGAAGTTGGCGCGAACGGTACAGACGTTTCTGTAGATGGATTAGCCACAGTGATCAATAATGCAGGTTTCGGCGATCTATATGCTGAGGTGGTCTCAGGTAAATTGGTGATATACAGCCAAGCATCTATCGACACAACATTGAAAGTCGATTTCAAAGTAGAAATCGTTGCTAACAGTGGTACTGTATTAGATGCATTGGGTATAGCTGAAAAGACATATTATGCACCAACGGTAACATTTGGTACTTCTGCTCAGATGCCATTATGGACTTCTAGTCAGACAGCCCCACATCCAACTGGTTCCGTCTGGATCAAGACTAGCGCAGCTGGAAACGGGGTCAATATCGTTTTAGCCAAGTACAAAACATCCACTGCTGCATGGGGTAATGTAGATGTACCTATGTATCCAAGTCTGTTTGATGCTATATATGACCTAGATAGCACCGGTGGAAAAGCTATCCCTGCAGGAACTGTAGTTGCCGAGTATCCATCTAATGCAGGAACATCGCAACCAGCAATACCAGTACGTATCTGGGAACGTCTGGTTGCAGGTGAGATGGTATTTACTGGTACCCAAATAGAGCAAACTATCACTTCAGGAAATCTAGTAACAGTATATGTAACTATACCTGGATATGCTCAATCTAATGTGGTATATCAATTCACTAACACAGGAACAACATTCGATTCCTTTATCAATGATTGGCAGTTAGCTAATATACCATATACTATGATAGAGAAAACCACTGATGGATTGTTGCAATTAACCCATACTGAAGGTGGAGAGATTTTAATACACGATCTAGACTCTTCAGGTATGAGCAGTGGATTGTTGACTAGTCTTTTCGGTGATATCATGGAGAGCGTTAACGGTAAACAATCACAATTAGTGAATTTAAATATCGCAAAAAACATAGTACCTGATGATACTGATAATGCAGGAACAGGTGGTAACTTCAGTGTAGATTCTACTGGTAGTATATACTGCCTATCAGCTATCAATGATGTTAATGATCCAATGGCAGGTTATGCAGTAGGTGATACCATAACATTCTATGGATCACAGCTAGGTGGAGTGAATGGTGAGAATGATCTAGTACTAACTGTGACTGGTGTCGCAGCAGGAAAAGTCACTTCGGCTGTTTACAAATCAGGAACTGCTGCACCTAAATATTGGACAACATTGTCTAATTGGGTGAATCTAGATTATATCTCAAACGATGGTAAGCCAGTAGCAAGTCCAGCCAACGGAACTACATGGTACTACAGCACACCTAGCGTAGTAGATATCATGGTCAACCAAGGTGGCGTATGGAAAGGATACAGAAATGTACCATTCGATAATCAAGGTCATCCACAAGTCAGCGGGTCGAACACAACTGATCCAGCAGGTCCTATCTGTGCAGCAGAAGCACCAACAACACAGAGCGATGGAACAGCATTAGAATATGGTGATCTATGGATAGATACAGCAGACCTAGAAAATTATCCAGTGATCTATCGCTGGGAGAATGTATCTGACATCGATCAATGGATATTGATCGACAAGACAGATCAAGTGAGTTCAAAGGGCGTTATTTTTGCTGACGCACGTTGGGCTAGTTCAGGTGCAATCGATCCTATCGATGATTATGTTCCAACTATCGCAAGTCTGTTGACTAGCAACCACTTAGATTTAGATGCTCCCGATCCTTCACTATACCCACAAGGTATGTTGTTGTGGAATACACGTAGATCAGGTTATAACGTGAAAGAGTTCAAGACTAACTATTTCACACAATCAGCTTATCCTGAAGCAGGTGCATATGACAGTGGTTCTCCAGCAAATAACAACAATCTACCTAACTACACATATGCATGGGTCAGTGCTAGTGGATTGAAGGCTGATGGTTCAGCATACATGGGTCGCAAGGCACAGCGTGCTATGATCGTAGAAGCATTGAAGTCTGCTATCGCAACTAACGTGACTATCCGTGAAGAAGATAACTTCTTCAACTTGATCTCATGCCCAGGTTATCCTGAGTTGCAGCCTGACATGGTAACATTGAACAATGATCGCCACAATACAGCGTACATTGTAGGTGACACACCATTGAGACTGCCTGATCAAGCAACAGATATCACTAATTGGGCCACAAATGCAGCAGGTGCGACAGCTACAGGTGAAGATGGATGGGTCACACGTGATAGCTACTTGGGAGTATTCTACCCAAGCGGTATCACTACAGACTTGACAGGTTCCCCTGCAGTAGTACCAGCAAGTCATATGATCTTACGTACTATGTTACGTAACGACACTATTGGTTATCCTTGGTTCGCTCCAGCTGGAACACGCCGCGGTACGATAGATAATGCTACAAACATCGGTTACTTAGATGACATGACAGGTGAATTCCAGACTGTCAAGAATCGTATGTCTATACGTGATGTATTGTATACTAATCAGATCAACCCATTAGCTTACTTTACTGGTGTTGGCTTGTTGAACTACGGTAACAAGAATAGCTTCGATTCACAGAGCGCACTAGACAGAATCAACGTAGCACGTTTAGTAGCTTACATCCGTCAACAATTGATGGTCGCTGCTCGTCCGTTCGTATTCGAACCCAACGATGCATTGACGAGGAGTCAGTTGTCTGGCGTGATTCAATCACTGTTCATCGATCTAGTAGCGAAGCGCGGTCTTTACGATTATCTAGTAGTCTGCGATACAACTAACAACACTCCAGCTAGAATAGATAGGAACGAGTTGTGGGTCGATATTGCAGTAGAGCCAGTCAAGGCAGCTGAGTTCATCTATATTCCAGTAAGATTGTTGAACACTGGTGAGTTAGGCGGAACTGCGTAATAAAATATGCCCCCGGAAACGGGGGCAGTATTTAGATAAATACAAATAATAGGAGAAACACAAAATGGCAACAGCCTCACAATCACTGTTCAATATGACCGTAGGAGCGGACAATACACCTAGCTCACAAGGTATGTTGATGCCAAAACTACAATATCGCTTCAGGGCGCTATTCTTAAACTTTGGGGTTGGTGGTTCTACACAAGAACTTACAAAGCAGGTAATGGATATCCAGAGACCACAAGTTCAATTTGAAGAAACAGCAATCGATATCTATAACAGCAAGATATATCTAGCAGGTAAGCATACATGGCAAGAGACTCAGATCAACTTGCGTGATGATGCCGCCGGCAATGTATCCAAGCTAGTTGGTCAACAATTGCAGAAACAATTCGACTTTGTTGAGCAAGCAAGTGCTGCTACAGGACAGGACTACAAGTTCCAGATCAATTATGAGATTCTAGACGGTGGAAACGGTACACTAGTTCCTAACGTATTAGAGACATGGGAACTATATGGTTGCTTCATCAAGTCAGCTAACTATAACAACATGGATTATAAAGCTAATGATCCAGCAACTATTCAGTTATCTATACGTTTTGATAACGCGATACAGTCCCCACTAAGTTCTGGACTAGGTACACAAGTTGGTCGTGCATTTGGCGGACTTGCTGCTACTGGTCTAGGAAAGTAATGGCAGGATTTTTTCAGGATCTATTGAAGGACACTGCCAAAGGTTTCTTTGGCAGTGAGTATCTGCGTGATTACACTCACGCTAGCAAGACGTTTAGGACTAATGCATATGCATATTCTCCTAAATTCAAGTTCCTCTTCCACGTATATTTTGATATCAACACTAGCCTGATAGGTGCTACTGATAGCTGGCCCAAAGACAGTAATTTTGGATTAGCAGTAAAGACAGTACAATTACCAAAGTTCAGTATCGATACCACATCATTGAATCAATACAATCGTAAGCGTATAATACAGACTAAAGTCAAATATGACCCAGTGCAGATAACGTTCCACGATGATAACGCTGGATTGATACGTAAACTATGGCACACATATTACACATATTATTATAAAGATGCAGCACAGATGGATGTGAATGCACCTTCTGGTGGATCATCTGCCGACGCTATCATGCGACAGTCTATCGATGAAGGATATGGTGCCCAATATGATCTCAGTAGACGTAATATATATGATGCTTCTATCTCAGGGGCAGATGACTGGGGATATGTAGGTGAAGGTAGCAGCAAAGCGACACCTACTGCTAACCTACTAGGTGTAAGTAAAGCGCCTTTCTTTAAATCTATCAATGTGTTTGGATTCAATCAGCACAACTTTGCTATGTACAAATTCATCAATCCTATCATTGATAGCTTCCAACACGATCAGTATAGTTATTCTGAGAGTGGTACTATGCAACACACTATGAACATACAGTATGAGACTGTGAAATATTATGATGGCGCATTAGATGGTAGGAATCCAGGCGAGATCGTCACTGGCTTCGGTGACTCTGGAAACTATGACAGGAATCCAAGTCCTATATCGAGACCAGGAAGCCAAGGCACTATATTAGGTCAGGGTGGTCTGATTGATGCTGCTGGTGGAATCATGGATGATCTAGCCAAGGGCAACATACTAGGTGCTGCTCAGAAAGCTGGTGCCGCTGCGAACACATTCAAGAATCCTGCGAATATATTACAGATCGCAAAGAGCGAGGCGATTGGTGTAGCAGCAGATATCATCAAACCGTCCCCAAACAGAAATACACCCTTCAATTTCCCGACTAGTGCTTCTTCAGTAGTGCAGAACGTCAACGGTGCTGTGAATGGCATAATGGCTGGCATGAAGGATTATGCTAGCACAGTGATAAAGAAATAATAAATACATCTACGAGGCTATCATGGCAAATACAGTAGATGCTCCACGCAGTCAATTAGACAACACAGTACGATTATTCGACAAATTCTATGAATTTGATCTAGTAGTCGATGCTTCCCAATATGATGTAGTGAACTCATATTTCGAATCCATGGGAGACAGCAAGTCTGTGGGTCGAAACTTCACTGTAATGTTATTCAGGATATCCAGTATAACAGGGGAGTCCCCATTGACATTGTTAGAGTACATCAAAGGTACTAACAAGATGGAGATGAATGCATTGATGACATATTATCTCAATAGCATAAAGAGCAAGACTACATTATATGGCATCAGCGTGTCCCCTATGCCAAACGAGACTATACAGAGAAACGTAGTACTATAATGGCTAACTATGCACAGGGGATCTTTGAAGTACAGAATCCTGAGAAATACATAGGTAACCGCAAACCAAGATATCGCAGTGGCTGGGAGTTCACATTCATGCGATTCTGCGACAACAGCAAACATGTATTGAAATGGGCAAGCGAAGCGATATCTGTCCCATATCGTCATCCATTGACAGGTAAGCCCACTAGATATATCCCTGACTTCTTCATCGTCTATGTAGACAAATACGGTAATCAGAAAGCAGAAGTCGTAGAGATCAAACCCAAGAAACAGAGCCTGATCGAGAGCAGGGTAGCTAATGCTAGGGATAGGGCAGTAGTAGCTATCAATCATGCTAAATGGGCAGCAGCTAGGGCGTATTGTAACCAGCAAGGATTCAGCTTCCGTGTCGTTACTGAAGATGACCTTTTCTATAAGGCAAGCCGTAAGTAATAAATACTACTATTAAGGATAGTAGTATGACTAAACAGTTACATGAATTGTTCGATATGCCCGTAGAAGAATCTGTCGTTCCTGACATGCCGGCCCCTATAGAACAGAAATTTATAACTAAAGAGACATTGACTAATATCGAGAAAATAGAGAATGCATTGCCCCAAGTCAATGGACTAGATGCTACTGACGGGGAGATGGATGAGTTAGCTGATCTGGCCAAAGAGAGCTATAATGAACTCATGAATCTGGGCATGCAAGTAGATAGCAGATTCGCTAGCGAGATATTCAACTCTGCTGGAACTATGCTAGGACACGCTATCTCAGCTAAGACCGCTAAGATCAATAAGAAATTAAAGATGATCGATCTGCAACTAAAGAAAGCAGGATTGGACATGAAGTCCGAGAGCAAAGTAAAAGAGATCGAGAATACCCCTATCGGGGAAGGATCATTATTAGACCGCAACGAATTATTGAAGTCAATAATGGGAAATAAAAATACCAGTAATGATAAATAATAGAACAGGAATCAAACATGAAAAGCCTACGCCAATATTTGACTGAGAGTGTACATACTTACAAGTACACCATTAAAATAGCTGGAGATGTCGATAAGAACTTCATCGACATGTTCAAGTATAACCTAAACAAGTTCGATCCGGTGAAGGTCGAGGACCCAAAGACGACACCAGTCCAGAAAAGTCCTTACGGTTTTCCTGATCTAGAAAACGAAAGCGTACATATCATCAAAGCTGAATTCAAATACCCAGCGACCGAACCCCAGATACAGCAGATCGCACAATTGCTGGGGAAGAACATCAACTTGGTCCGTGTGATCTCTAGTGAGTTTGATGACAGCATCAATGCAGAGAATGATCAGTACGCTAACCAAGCGCAGCAGACACCACTATTGAATGCCGAAGAGATGACAGATGGTGGCAAAGAAGCTAGCAAAGAATATGCGAATCAATATCTTGATCGCGTAGTTCCTAAGAAGCCAAGCATCGATATCCCATTCGATGCAAAGAAAACTCCAACAGCGAAGAATACCAGCAAAGAGGGCGTTAACACCATGAGTCCAATGAGTAAGATGACTCGTCCTCAGCTACCGCAGACCGGAGCTAGAAAGTAAATGATCGATTTCAATACTAGTCAACTCACTTGGATAGTTATCAGTTCTATGACATTAGGTAGTGCAGGTTATGTCAAACTAGACTCCAACCTCAGAGAGATGGATACGAAAGTGGCTATCACACAAGTGAGATTAGATGCTATGGATCAGAAATTAACTGAACTACAGAAACAACTAGTAAGAATCGAAGAAAAATTAGATAAAAAGCAAGGAACAAAATAATGGACTTGAGAGACATTTTAGCCAAGATGGACCAGCTACACGAAGCTGAGTCTAACGTTCGTATCCACAAAGGTACATATGGTACAGAGTATCAAGGTGATTCGGACGATGATGACGATGATGCACCTAAGAAGAAGGCAACACCACCAGCAGAGAAGCGTGGTCGTGGTCGTCCTCGCAAAGATGCTACTAGTTCAGGACATGTTCCTAAGTATGGTGATGGCGCAGCATTACAGAAAGCATTCGGTAGTAGCCTACCAAAGAAGCCAACTAAGCTGCCTACCAAGAAACATACATTGAAAGACTGGATCGAGTATACAGAAGCTACACTCAACGAAGCAGAGCAGATCACTATAGCTCCAGCACAGTCGAATACTCAAGTCATCAAGCAAGGTAACAAGACATTAGGCACTGTCACTAATCCTACTTTGGCTGCACAAGTCAAGTCTGCTATCGGAAAAGGTGAGATGAGCCTAGCTGGTTCAGGATTGGGAGAAGGCACATATGATCCTGCTTTGGATGCACCTCGCTTTACAATCAAAGACCGTGACATCCTCGAAAAACTTATGAAGGTTTATCAC